ATTATACAAAGATGGTCATGAAATCATTATCAATGAAACACAGCTTGATAATTTTTTAGAACTTGGCTATAAGCAAGAAGAAAACAAATCAAAACCGAAAAAGGAAAAGGATAACAAATGGCAACACATCACGGAAAAGAAGGAGTCGTAACTGCTGGTGGTTCTGGTGTTGGGGAACTGACAGGTTTTACACTTGAAACTACTGCAGATGTTGTAGAAGATACAGCTTTAACAGATGCCGCAAAAACATTTGTAGCTGGAAGAACATCATTTTCAGGAACTTTAGAAATGAATTATGACGAAACTGATTCTCCACAACAAACTTTAACTGCTGGTAGTTCAATCTCTTTTGTTTTGTTACCAGAGGGTAATAGTTCAGGAGATGAAAGTTTTACTGGAACAGGAATTGTTACAGGAATGTCAGTTACTAATGGTATGGACGCAATCATTTCAAGATCAGTTACATTTCAAGGTACAGGAACATTGACAAGAGGTACAGTCTAATAAGACTTTATGAAGTTAATAGATTCTGCTAAATCTCATTTTGAATCTTTAGGTGTTCAGCACATAGAGGTTGAGGAATGGAAAGATGAAGCTGGTAATCCAAGCGTTATTTATTGGAATCCTATAACCTTATCAGAAAAAAATAAGTTATTTAAAAAATCAGATAACTTAAATGATGTAAGTATTCTTGCTGATATATTGGTTATGAAAGCCATTGATAAAGACGGTAATAAATTATTTACATTGGAAGATAAATTAGCATTAATGCACAAAGTTGATTCTGATGTATTATCAAAGATAGCAACTGCAATGGTACAAGCTATCAATCCTGAGCAAGTAAAAAAAAACTAAAATCTGAGCCTGAATTAAAGAATTGTTTTATTCTAGCTGATAGGTTAAAAATATCATTAAAAGAAGTTTTACAAATGGAAGAATGGGAGTATAACCATTGGCTAGGTTATCTTTTATTGGAACAAGAAGAACATGAACAAGCTATGAATAAATCAAGGCATAGATAATGGCACAAAATTTAGTACTTAATATTTTAGCAAGGGATAAAACAAAACAAGCATTTAATGGTATCCGTGCTGGTTTATCAAATTTAAGAGCATCAATATTTTCTGTTCAATCTGCATTAATTGGTATTGGTGGTGGTTTAGTTATACGTTCATTTATTAATGTTGGTAGTCAAGTTGAAGATTTAGGTATTAGATTCAATTTTTTATTTGGTAATGTAAAAGAGGGAACAAAAGCATTTGATAATTTAGTTAACTTCGCCGCGAAAGTACCATTTTCATTAGAAGAAATTGCTGGTGCATCAGGAAACCTTGCTGTTGTATCAAAAGATGCAGATGACTTAACAAGAATATTAAAAATAACAGGAAATGTTGCCGCCGTTACAGGATTAGACTTTCAACAAACTGCAACACAAATACAAAGATCATTTGCTGGTGGTATAGCTTCTGCGGAAATATTCAGAGAAAGAGGTGTTAGAGCATTGTTAGGCTTTAAAGCTGGTGCAACGGTATCTGTTGAAGAAACAATAAAAGCATTTGAAGATACATTTGGAGAAAATGGTAGGTTTGCAAAAGCAACAGAAGTTTTAGCAACAACATTTACAGGAACAATGTCAATGTTAGGCGATAAATTATTTAAATTCAGACGAGATACAAACCAAGCTGGATTTTTTGATTTTATGAAACAAGCATTAGTAGATGTAAATAAATTAATAGAAAACAATGATGAATTATTAAAAAAACTAGCGTTCCAAACTTCTGAATTTATGATTAATGTAACTAAAAATGTTCTTATTGGTGGAGCAGTTTTAATGGATACATTAAGACCAATATTTAAAATGATTGGTGTTGCTATTGATGGAATTATTCAATCTGTAAAAGCCTTACCGTCAGGAATTAGAGAATTTGGTATTATTGGTTTTTTAATGTTAGGTGGAAAAGGTAAATTGGTTGCAATAGCTATAATGTCAACAATAGATATTATTAGGTCAGCACTCGGAGATTTAAGTAATGCTATGGCTACAATGATTGAAGGCATGGCAAAAGGTTTAAGATTTTTAAAACTTATTTCCGAAGAAACATTTAAAGCAAATTTAGAAACTGTTCAAGAATTTAGAGATGCCGCTGAAAAATTAAAAACCCCATTAAAAGGAATAAATGATGAATCAAAACAATCAGCTGAAAATTTTGGAAAAGCAGAAGCAACAATTAGAAAATTCCTTAAAAATTTAGAAGAAAACGCTAAAATTTCAAAAAAACAATTTAATGAAATGATGAATGCACTTGATAGTGCAGATAAATCAGCAAAAGAATTTGGTTTAAGTTTTGCAAAAATTAAAGATGGTGTTTTACAATCATTTAAAAAAGACTTTGAAAGTTTAAACAATACAATTACAAAAATGGCTACAAGTGGAATTAAAGCATTTTCAAGAGGATTAGCAGAAGCATTAGTTCTTGGTAAAGATTTAAATATGACATTTAAAGAAATAGCACAAAAATTACTTATAGATATTTTAGCATTTACAATTCAATTAGTAATTCAAAAACAAATTGAAATTATTTTACAAGATATTAGTTTAAAAAAAGAAGAAGATAAATTAAGAGTTTTAAAAGAACAAGGAAAAGAATTAAGAAAAAATACAGGATTAGGATTTGTAAATACAGCTTTATCTTTTTTTGGTGGCAAAGCATCAGGTGGCTCAGTATCAAAAGGTCAACCTACAATCGTAGGAGAGCGTGGTGCAGAGCTGTTTATTCCTAATAGTTCAGGACAGATTACACAATCAGCTAGAGGCACAAGTGGTGGTAGCGTAAATGTTAATTTTAATATTAACACAGTAGATTCAAGAGGCTTTGATGAGGCATTACAAGAAAATAGAGGCACAATAACTGCAATAATAAATAATGCTTTAACAGAAAGAGGCAGAGGAGAATTAATTTAATGAGTGGTGCATTTCCGATAGCAACATCAAAATTTGAAACTATGGGTATTAAATCCATACAAAATACAATCGTATCAAAATCTATAAATGGTAAAAAATTATCAAGAACAGTTGACAATCAAAGGTTTGGATTTACTGCAAGAGTCATTACTAGCACAAGGTCAGATGTTTATGGAAACTTAATGGCATTTATAATAAAGCAAAGATCAAGAAAAGAAAATTTTACGATTATACCTCCAGATTTAAGTTCTACAAAAGGAAGTGAAACAGGAACAGTTTTGGTTAACGGAGTTCACGCAGTTGGAGATACAACTATAGCAATGGACGCATTTGCTAGTGATGGTGCAGGCAGATTTAAAGCGGGAGACTTAATTAAATTTGCCTCACATAACAAAATATATATGATTGTAGAAGATGTTACAAGTTCATCTAATGCATCAACAGTTACAATAGAGCCACCTTTGATAACTGCTTTAGCAGACAACAGTGCAGTAACTTATACAAATGTTCCTTTTACGGTGCATTTGGAAAATGATATTCAAGAATTTGGTGCAGTAGGAACAAATAAAGATGGGGAAGTATTATATCAATTCGAATTTGATGTAGAAGAAGCTATTTAATGCCAAAATATCTTATTAGACATCATGTTACGGCAGATTTTTTTGCTGAAAAAGTAGTAGATGAAACTGAAATAGACACTTTAAAAAATGACTTAAAAGCTAATAGTATTCCTGATGGAACTTTTTCATTTGTTATGTTAAAAGGTACGGAAAGAACAATAAGAACAACATACGAATTATATGACGAGATCATTAACGACGGCACTAAAAACCCAACTAGCAACGAATGAAATAACACCATTTCATTTATTAACTATTAATTTTGCTACACCAGTAAATTTAACAGATAACAGCTTTGATCTAACCTCGTCTATTTCTGGTTCAAGTACAACATATACAGCATCTGCCTTTTTAGTTTCTGTCCCATCTTTTACAGAAGAAACAGACTTAACAAAGACAAGTTTAAATATTAATTTATCAGGTGCTAGTACTACCTTCATATCAACTTGTTTGAATGAAAATGTTGTTAATGATAGTGTTGTTATTTATAGAGGTTTATTAGATTCAAATAATGCAATTATTTCAGACCCTATATTATTATATCAAGGAACTATTGATACTTTTGCAATTAGTGAAGCAGAAAATGAATCAGGAGTAGCAATAACAGTTGTATCTCATTGGGCTGATTTTTTAAAAAAATCAGGAAGAAAAACAAATAATGTTTCACAACAAAGATTTTTTAGTACAGATGTGGGTATGGATTTTTCAAGTCAAACAGTATTAGATATTAAATGGGGTAGGACGTAATGGGATTTAGTATTAAAAAGCTTATTCCAAAACCTATAAGAAAAGCATTAAAAGCTGTAAGAGTATTTAAATTTTTACAGAATATAAATCCGTGGGTTGCACTTGGTATTTTTGCTCTTGGTTGGTTAGCTATGAGATCAATGAAACCAGATGCACCAGATTATGGAACATCTGATTTTGATAATACAGAAAAAGGTATATTAATTAATAAACAATCTAATGATGCTAGTATTCCTGTGGTATATGGAGAAAGGCTTGTGGGTGGAACTAGAATTTTTATTGAGTCTTCAGGAACTGATAATCAATATTTGTATGTTGCTTTAGCTTTAGCAGAAGGAGAAATAAATTCTATTGAAGAAATTAGAGTAGATGAAAAAGTTGTTACATTTGATGGAGCATTAACACATGGCACAGTAAGAGAAGTTGCAAGTAGTGATAGTAATTATTACAAAGATTCATCAAGCCATATTCAAATACAAGCTTTTTTAGGTAAAGACGATCAAGTAGCATCAAGTGTTTTATCAACTTTATCTTCTTGGGGTAGCAATCATAGATTAAGAGGAATTTGTTATTTAGCATTAAGATTTAAATGGAATCAAGATGTGTTTTCTGGAATACCATTAGTACAAGCAAAAATAAAAGGTAAAAAAGTAGTAACATTAGCATCTGATTTATCAGAACAAACTGCATCTTTTTCTACTAATCCAGCATTTTGCTTATTGGATTATTTAAGAAATGAAAGATATGGAAAAGGTATTGCAACATCAAGTATAAATTTACAAAGTTTTTATGATGCTTCACAAGTTTGTGTTACACAAGTTACTCCTTACTCAGGTGCAAGCGATATAAATATATTTGATTGTAATGCAGTAATAGACACATCAAAAAGAGTTATAGATAACGTTAGAGAAATTATAAAAGGTTGCAGAGGCTATTTACCATTTGTTCAAGGTAAATATAAATTAATAATAGAAGCTACAGGCTCAGCAAGTATAACTTTAAATGAAGATGATATAATCGAAGGATATGCATTAGCATCGCCATCAAAAAATACAAAATACAATAGAGTGATTTGTAGTTTTGTAAATCCAGATCGTAATTATCAAGTAGATGAAGTACAATTTCCTCCAGCTGACGACTCTGGTTTAGCAAGTGCAGATCAACACTCAACAATGAAAACAGCAGATGGTGGATTTTTGCTTGAGGGAAGATTTGAATTTAGAACTATAACAAGTCCATATCAAGCAGAAGAAATGGCAGAGATTATATTACGAAGAAGTAGGGAATCTTTAGGATTAAATTTAAATGTAGGATTTAAGGCATACGAACTCCACATTGGCGACATTGTAAATATTTCAATAGCTTCATTAGGATTTAGTTCAAAAGCATTTAGAGTTTTAGCTATCACTTTTAATGATGATTACACTATTGGTTTATCTTTAGTGGAATATCAATCCTCACACTATACGTGGGCTACAAAAACACAAGTTGCTAGTACACCATCAACAACATTACCAAATCCATTTGTTGTACAACCACCAGCTAGTGTAACTTTATCTGATCAATTAATTCAATACAATGATGGAACAGTTATTGTTGCTTTAGATATTACAGTAGGTGTATCGCCAGATCAATTTATAGATTATTATCAAGTAGAATATAAGTTAAGTTCTGACTCTAATTTTATAATTTACGCACAAGGTTCAACATTAAATCATAGGGTTTTAAATGTTATTGACCAAGAAACGTATGATGTAAGAGTAAAAGCAGTATCTAATATTGGTGTATCTTCTACCTATGTATCTGCACAAAGAAAAATTGTAGGAGCGATAGAACCACCCTCAGATGTGACAGACTTTTCATGTAATATTACTGGTCAAGATGCTCATCTTTCATGGACGGCTATTAGCGACTTGGATTTGGCATATTATCAAATTAGGTTTTCAGCAAAAACAGATGGCTCTGGTGATTGGTTAAACTCTGTAAACCTAGTTACCAAAGTTTCAAGACCAGCAACATCAATAACCGTACCAGCAAGGGCAGGAACATACTTAATAAAAGCAGTCGATAAACTAGGAAATTTTTCATCAAACGCAACTGCTATCGTATCAAATGTTACAAGTGCAGAAAACTTTAATACAATAACAACAGTTAATGAACACCCAACATTTTCTGGAACTAAAACAAATGTTTCAATTTCTGATAGTGCACTTATATTAAATTCAAGTGAGCTGTTTGATTCAGCTTCAGGATTATTTGATGCAAATACTACAAGATTTTTTGATTCAGGTCTTGAAAATGCAGACTTTTTAGCAAGTGGTAATTACGAATTTGCAAATGTTGTAGATATTGGAGCAAAGCATACCGTGAGGGTAACAGCTTCATTAACTCAATCAGCAAGAAACCCAGACGACCTATTTGATTCTAGGAGTGGATTTTTTGATTCTGCAAAATCTAACTTTGACGGAGATACACCAGCAAATTGTGATGCACATTTAGAAATAGCAACAAGTGATGATAACTCTACATACACATCTTTTCAAAATTTTGTGATAGGAAACTACACAGCTAGATATTTAAAATTTAGAATAGTATTAACCTCTAGCGATTTAGCCTCAACACCTGTAATTCAAGAAGTTACAGTAACAGTAGATATGCCTGACAGGATATTTAGTGGTAATGATATAACTTCAGGAGTAGGTACAAAAACAGTTTCATTTTCAACACCATTTAAAAGCACTGCATATGCAGTTGGTATAACAATGGAAGACGCAAATACAGGAGATTTCTTTACAATTTCGAATAAAACTGTTAATAGTTTCGATGTTTTGTTTAAAAATTCAAGTGGCTCAAATATTTCTCGTGAGTTTGATTTTATTGCAAAAGGATTTTAAAAAAGGTATAAACAATTATGTCTCAAGCAAGTGATTTTACAATAGCCAATCAGTCCTTTCCTGATTTTAGGTCTGATTTAAATACAGTTCTAGGTGCAATTAATACGATGAACTCTGGAAGTTCCAGACCATCTTCAGCAGTTGCTGGAACAATGTGGTTAGATACTACTTCAGCATCTAGTCCAACAATTAAATTTTTTGATGGAACAGATGATATAAGTTTTGCCACAATAGATTATTCAGCAAACACAGTTAATTTTTTAGATTCAACAGTAGTAGCAGATTTAGTAGGAGATACAACGCCACAACTAGGTGGAAATTTAGATGTCAATGGAAATGATATAGTTTCAACATCAAATGCAAATATTGATATTGTTCCTAATGGAACAGGAGATGTTACTTTACAAGCAGATACAGTTCAAATTGGAGATAGCAACGCAAATGCTACTTTAACTACAAATGGTACAGGAGATTTAATTTTAAACACAAATTCTGGAACCAACGCTGGAAACATCACTCTGGAAGATGGTGCTAATGGTCATATTCAAGTAACGACAAATGGAACAGGATATATTAAATTCAACGATCTAGCCTATATCCCACAACAAGCATTAACATCATCATCAAATGCAGTAGCATGGGACGTTCAGGCTAAACCAAACGCATATCATTTAACAACAGAAAATACTACTTTTTCTGCACCAACTAATTCAGTTGAGGGTTCGTTTATTTGTTTAGAAATAAATTATGATGGCGCACACACAATCGCATTTAATACTGTATTTGAATTTGCGGCTTCAACTGCACCAACATTTACTTCAACAGATGGTAAAACTGATATATTAGTATTCAGATATAATGGTTCAGTTTGGCAAGAAGTAGGTAGAACATTAAATTTGAGTGAAAGTTAAAATATGTACGCAATAGTAGAAGATAATAATATTACACAATATATTAATTTTCCTAAATCAGTTGTAATAGGAGATGTAAGATACCCAGCTAAAATCTTTGAACTTTGGACTACTGCTGAAAAAGAAGCAATAGGTATTTACGAAGTAATAGTAGATAAAACAAATTACAAAGACCCTGAATATTACATTAATACAAACTCATCTTACACATTTGCAAATGGACAAGTCACAGAAACTTGGGGGACTGCAACACCAAAAAGATTAGAAGATGAAAATGCAGTAGATGAAGATGGTAATAATATTTTAGATGCTGATGGCAACCAAGTAATTAATTATGGTTTAAAAACAGAAAAAAAAAGAATTGTGAAACGTCAAGCATCTAATTTATTAACACCAACAGATTGGTATGTAGTCAAAGCTAGTGAAGTTGCCGATTATTCTGTACCAAGTAATATCACAACATTTAGAGCAGATGTAAGAACTAAATCAAACGAGATGGAAACTGCGATTGATGGTGCAAGTGATGTAGATGCTTTAAAAACTTTATACGAATACACAAACACAGGAACAGAAGAAAATCCTGTATTCACAAGACCATTAGGCGAATTTCCAACATTGGAGAACTAATGCCATTAATATTAGGAACTAACTCCATAAAAGATACAGCATTTAATGTAGCAAACTCATTAAGATTTGATGATGGGAGTAGTGATCATTTGACAAAAACAGCATCAACACCAACAAATAATAAAAAACAAACATCATCTGTTTGGGTAAAAAGATCAGCACTTTCAGGTTCTTCAAATTTTGGTATTATGGGATTTGTTGACACTTCATCTCCAGCAAACTCAAGGCATCATCTTTATTTTATAAATGATCAACTAGGAGCATTTTATAAAGACCCAACTATTACTAGATTAGATTTAAAAACAAACCGATTATTTAGAGACCCAAGTGCTTGGTATCATATAGTTTTAGCAATAGATACGACACAAGGAACAGCATCAAATAGAGCAAAATTATATGTAAATGGAGTTCAAGAAACCTCTTTTGCTACTTCCGATTATCCTGTACAGGACATAACTTTTTTAGATAGTGGAGAAACATTACAAGTTGGAAGATTAACTACTTCAGGTGGAAGCCACCAATATTATGATGGTTATATAGCTGAAGCTGTATTCATAGATGGTCAAGCATTAGACCCAACGAGTTTCGGAGAGTTCGATGAAGATTCTTCTATATGGAAGCCGAAAGATGTATCTGGTTTAACCTTTGGCACAAATGGATTCTATTTAGACTTTGAAAACTCTGGTAGTCTAGGTGCAGATGTATCAGGAAATGGAAATAACTTTACTGTAAATAATTTAACTAGCATAGATCAATCAAGTGATAGCTGTACAAATAATTTTGCTACATTAAATCCTTTATTACCATTACACTCATCAACTTTTTCAGAAGGAAATTGTAAATGGACACCATCAACTGCTAGCCAATATTATTGGTCAAATTCTACTTTTGGTTTAAGTCAAGGTAAATGGTATATGGAAGCAAAACTAACAACTGCGGCATCTCATAATTATATTGGAATTTCAGTAGATCAACCTGATGATAGTTCAACTTTTCTTGCTGGTGGTGGTGGAGAAGGTGGTAGAAACGATCAATACGAGTGGGCATGGAAATCATCAGATGGTAAGATTTACAATAACACAGATAGTGGAACAGCTTATGGTAGCACATATACTACAGGAGATATTTTAGGAATGTATTTAGATTTAGATAACAATAAATTATATTTTGCAAAAAATGGTACAATTCAAAATAGTGGCACAGGAATTTCAATAACTGATCCAGCAAGTACACCTAATGGTTTTTATTTTCCTTGTGTTGCTGATGGTACTTCAAGTAATTCATCTGTTTGGGAAGTCAATTTTGGCAATCCAACTTATACAATTTCATCAGGTAATGCTGATCCTAATGGATATGGAAATTTTGAATACTCTCCTAATGATGGGGGTTCAGCATCTTTTGACAGTACAGCAAAAGATTTTTATGCACTTAACTCAAAAAACTTAGCGGAGTATGGATAATGAGTTATACGACCATTGATAGACCAACTGATTATTTTAGATGTAAAACATATAGTGGCACAGGCAGTTCACATGCCATTACTTATACTGAATCTGAAAATATGCAACCTGACATGGTCTGGGTAAAACGCCGAGATAGTGCCACAGCATGGCATTTACATGATTCAGTTAGAGGTGCTACTAAAATGTTAAAATCAAATTCTTCTGATGCAGAAACTACTGATGCACAAAAAATGACTTCTTTCGATACAAATGGATTTACAGTTGGAACAAATGGAGATGCAAATAATTCATCAGGAACATTTGCAAGTTGGAGCTGGAAGGCTGGAACATCTATCTCAGGAACTACAGGAGGGTCAGGAACTTCAAAATCATATTCTGGCTCTGTTAATACTACTGCTGGAATTTCTATTGTTGCATTTGAGGGAAATGGCACTGCTGGTCACACAGTTCCACATGGTTTAAACTCTGCACCTGATGTGGTTTTAGTTACAAGAAGAAATCAAGGAGGTCAAAGAGTTATGGGTTTAAGTGTTGTAGGTTTTAATAAATTTTTAGAATTCGATTTAACAGGCTCAGAACAAACAAGCACATTAAGATTTAATGATACTGCACCAACATCTTCTGTTTTTACACTTGGTAGCACACTTGATACAAATGCAGATGGAATAAACATGATTGCTTGGTGTTTTCATAATGTTAAGGGATATAGCAAGTTCGGTAAATATTTTGGGAACGAAGTTTCTTCTGATCCAACTTTTATTTATACAGGTTTCAGACCCGCATTTGTGCTAGTAAAAAAATTGACAGGAAGCACAGACTCATGGTTTTTGCATGACGATCTTAGAGATGGTTTTAACGAAGATAATGAATATTTAAGACCGAATGAAACCTCAGCAGAGGGTAGTGGTATTAACAGACTTAATATTTTTTCAAATGGTTTTAATGTTCCAACAACAGATAAAAGTCATAATGCAGATGGAGTACCTTATATTTATTGGGCGTTCGCAAGGCACCCATTTGTTACGTCATCTGGAATACCAACTTGTGCTAGATAGAAAGGATTAATTATGCAACTATCCAAACATTTTAAATTATCTGAGTTTGAAAAAAGCTCAACTGCAACAAGGCTTGGAATAAAAAACAAAGCTGGAAGTGGAGAAATAAAAAACTTAACCGATTTATGTTATGCGGTTTTAGAACCGTGCCGTATAAAATTTGACAAACCAATTTTCATTACCTCTGGCTATCGTAGTGAAGAATTATGTGAAGCAATAGGAAGTAAAAAAACAAGTCAGCATACTCGTGGAGAGGCGGTAGATTTTGAAATTATGGGAATTTCTAATTTACAATTAGCACTTTGGATTCAAAATAACTGCGATTTCGACCAATTAATATTAGAATTTTGGAAAGAAGAAGAAGGTGGAAATAGTGGTTGGGTACATTGTAGCTATAAAGAAGGCAGTAATAGAAAACAAGTATTGACGTTTGATGGCAAAGAATTTAAAAATGGATTACCAGATGCCAAATGGTCAGATGGTAAATTTGCAAATTAAAGGAGAATATAATGTTAACAACAAAGCAAAAAAAACTACCACCAGCTTTACAAAAAGCTATTTTAAAAAGTAAAAAGAAAAAGAAAAAGAAAGCGAGGAAATAATGCCTTATCATTACGGACATTCTAAAAAAAAGAAAAAGAAGAAAAAAAAGAAGAAGAAATAAATGGTAAAAGTAGCATCTATAAAAGGCATTATAAAAGGATTAAAACCTAGCCAACAAAAAACTATGCGTAAACATGCAAGACATCATAGTTTAAAGCATATGCGTTCAATGGCACTTGCTATGAAAAAAGGTGCTACTTTTCAATCTGCTCATACAAGAGCAATGAAAAGCGTTGGTAAATAATGGCTAGAAAAAAACCTATATATGCATCTGCTAGACCAAAAAGATTAGGAAAACCTAAATCCTTCAATAAAAAATCTAAAGCATATAAATCGGCTAAAAGAAGTGCTGATAAAAGGTTTGGTAAAAAAGTAAGTTTATATAAAAATATCTATATTGCTCAAAGAATAAAAAAATATAAATCAAAAAAAAAATAATGAGCAAAAAACCAAGAACAACAGGAGAGCATATTATAGCTTTATATGGTCATATAACAGGATTAAAAAAATCTATTTATAAAATCGAAAATAATGATTTAAAACATATGCACCAAGATATAGATAAATTAGATTCTAAATTTGATAAATTAACAACATGGATTGTTTATGGTGTAGGTGCCGTTGCAATCGTATTCTTAACGCAAATACTTTACATTTTCTCAAAATAAATATACAAGTGGAACTTGTATGGCTAATAAAAGAATTTTGGTTATTTCAGATATGCACTTGCCATATCAACATAAAGATTCAATTATATTCTTAAAAGAAATAAAAAAAGAATATAAACCAGATATGGTTGTTAATATAGGCGATCTTCTAGATTTTCACGCAATAAGTATGCACGAACATAATCCAGATTTATATTCTGCTGGACATGAATTAGACAAAGCAAAAGAATATATAAAACAAATTGAAGATATATATCCAGAAGTAACTGAAGTAGATTCTAATCATAGTAGTTTAGTTTATAGACGAGCATTAAAATTTGGAATGTCAAAAGCATTTTTAAAACCATATGGAGAATTTTTAGGAACTAGGA